GAAAGTTTCCCGAACATATCAAGGCGATTCTCGGCGCAGATGTCTCCGCCGGCACGGGCGCTTCAAATTCGGTTTCATCTGGAGTTGACAGGGAGACGGGGGAGAAGTTCCTCGAATTTGCAACTCCTGATATGTTCGCCGAGGACTTCGCAAATTATTCGGTGGCTATTACAAAATGGCTGAATGAAGCCTTTCTGATCTGGGACGCTTCAGGCCCGCACGGGCGAATATTCAGCGGCCGGGTCATGGACTTAAACTATACCCATATTTACTGGAAAACAGCCCTTAACAGGATAACGCGCAAACCGACCGATATGCCCGGATACTTTCTTAACCCCGGCGATAAGGCCGAAGCGTTCGGTAAGTACAGAAAGGCTTTGAAGGACGGAACGTTCATACAAAGGAGCTATGAAGCGAACAAGGAATGTCTTTTTTACATCCAGGTGGTCGGCGGCAGGGCAATCGAGCATACATCGGCCTCGAACAGTCAGGACCCTACCGGCGCCCGGGAAAGTCACGGTGACAGGTGCGTCGCCGATGTTATGGCAAACTACGGTCTATATGTTTTCAAGAACGAGAATATTGTCGATGCCGCTCCACCGATGTCCGAATACTGCTTCGCGGCCAGAAGAAAAAGATACGAGAACAGAATGAGAGAAAGAGAGGAAGTCTGGGCATGAAACAAAAACTACTCAAGGTATTGGAAGCATGGTGTCCGACTTGTGGTAAACATTTTACTGAGGAAAGAGGTTTCTTCTGGAAAGACGAAGAAGTGAAGTGCCATAAATGCAACACAACTTTTAAGGTGTAACAAATGAACTTCAGCGAAGCGTTAAAAGCAATGAAGATGGGCAGCAAGGTTTCGAGAGAGGCATGGCGGGGAAAAATTTCATGCATTTATCGTAAAGGTGAATTGTTTATACAGGAATATCCCGATGGCAATGAATGGTTAAAACCATGCTTCACAGTGAATGATATACTCGCCGAGGACTGGTGGATAGTAACCTAAACCCAAAGGAGAAACGATGGCAGAGAAAGAACGATTTATAACAATTACAGGACGTCCTGATGATACTTTCGCGGTGTGGTTTGATGAATACGATTTGGAACCGCTCATGGTTATATCTAAAGAGAGAACACAAGCAGTCATGGACGCTTTGTGGGAAATGGGTATAAGACCAAAGGAATACGATGGCAAAGAAGCCGACACAATCTGAAATCAAGCGTTTGCAGGAGGCCATCAACTGGTCTTACAGGCAGCTTGAACCGTTCAGAAAGAACGATATAGACGCCATGCGCCAGTACGTGGGAAGACACTATTCGCGGGATGGTGCGGACAAAATAGTCCCGTTTTCTTTGCTCGAACTTGCAGTTACCACTTACACGCAGCGCCTGTCGGGCGGCAAGCCGAGAGTTCTTTTCACTACTCCGCATGAAACACTTCAGCCCCAGAAATCAAAGTTGCAGCGTGGAACCAACCACCTGCTTGAAGAAATCACTTTCCACGAGACGCTCGCCGACATAATTCAGGGCGGTTTCTTCTCGATGGGTATCGCCAAAGAAGGACTCGATCAGTGCGGAAAAGTCGAATGGAACGGATTTATGCACGATGTCACGCAGCCGTTCTGCGATTCGGTGACGTTGGACAACTGGTGCCACGATATGTCGGCCACCAGGTGGGACAAAATTCAGTTCTGCGGCGACAGGTACACGCTCGATCTCGACGATGCGAAGGAAATGTTCGAGCACGGTGATAAGCTCAAGCCCATAAGCGATACCGAGGGATACGGGGCGAGCGAAGACAGGCTCAAGGAAATGACTCAGGGAAGCGGATTCAACCGTGAATACTTTCGGGAAATAGGCGAAGTATGGGACGTCTGGGACCCGAGGGAGAACAGGGTCATCGTACTGGCGGCCGGCGAGGGCGATCCCTGCGATGTTACGGGTGAGTACATAGATTGTATCGACTGGAACGGGCCGGAGCGAGGCCCTTACCGGCTGCTTAGATTCAATCCGGTCAGGGGGAATGTAATGCCGCTGCCTCCGGTCGCTCTGTGGATGGACATGAACGATCTCGCCAACAGCGTTATGAGAAAGCTCGGCAGGCAGGCTAAAAGGCAAAAAACCTGTTACGGCGTCAGGCCGGGCGGAGAAGCGGACGCCAATACTACCATGCAGGTAAACGACGGCGATCTCTTCAAGCTGCTCGAACCTAAAAACATTGCTACTATCAATTTCCCGGGCGTCGAACCTCAAATGCTTGCCTTTCTCATACAGATTAAGAACATGGCAAGCTGGCTGTGGGGCAATCTCGATGCGCTTGGCGGACTAAGCCCACAGTCCGAAACATTAGGTCAGGACCGTCTCCTGACCGCATCGGCCTCACAGCGTCTTGTCAGGATGCAGAATACGACATTGGACTTTACCGTAGATGTAATCCGGGGTTTGTCCGAGCTTTTATACTCCGATCCCTACATAACCCTGCCCCAGACGAAACGGTACGGTGACATTGAAATACCGGTGTACTGGACGCCGGAGGACAGGGAATCGGACTTTCTCGAGTACAATATGACTTTGGAGCCGTACTCTTTACAGTATCGCACACCGTCAGAGCGGCTTGAGACCATCAGGCAGACCATGATCCAGATGGTAATGCCGTTCCAGCAGGCTATGATGGCGCAGGGAATTTACGTAGACTTCGAGGCTTTATATAACGTCATAGGAGAATACACCGGACTCGATGAGCTCAAGAACATACTTATCTATACCAACCAGAGAGAAACTCAGGAAGGGCCGGTGCGTGCCTTGCAGTCTCCCGTGACAAGTAGAACAAACACGAGGGTCAACAGGCCGGGAGCGACTTCGCAAGGTAAAGATGAGGCGATGTTTAATCAACTTATGGGTGTTGGCCAACAAGGTTCACAAGCGGCGCAAATTAGCCGGCCGACGGGATAGGAGAAAATTCAATGACGAAAAAAACTAATGGAACATTGAGGGTGATAGTTCTGATTGCCAGTATATTAGCGTTCGCTGTTTCTATAGGGGCATTGGTATGGGACGCTTCAGGAAAGTCAAAGGACATCCAACATACCGAACGAAGGGTAACAGTCCTGGAACCTATTGTCGAGTTAAACAGTAAGCACCGGCTCGAAGATGAAATTGATACACCGTACATCAAAGAGGACATCGCGGAAATAAAGAAACAACTAATTGAGTTCAACACGGTACAGCAACAGATTCTTGTAGAGGTGAGAAAATGAAATCAATCAAACTAAAAACAACCAAACGTAAGCAATGGTGGACAGACAAATTCGGAAATGTCAGGCAAGTTGTGAAAGTCAAATGCCCGAATAAGATAGCAAGACGTATCACGGTTCTTGCATGTGAACTCAGAGAAAGAAAGAAAGCATCATGATCTACTGTTACGCCTGCAAATGCGGCAACAAAATTGAAAAGAGTATGCCAATGAGCGAGTTCTCCGAATTCACTGAATGCCCTGAGTGCGGCGGTACTATGGGAATAGATATTGCCGCACAGCAGAATGGCATGAGAGATACCCCTTCCAACTGGCCTCTCGAATCGGACGCCGCCGGCGTGCATCCCGACCAGGCGAAAGAATATGGTGACTACCTGAGAGAGAAAGGAGTCCCTACTGAAATAAGAGAAAACGGCAACCCCGTTTTTACGAGCCAGCGCCACAGGAAATTAGTATGTCAGGCAACGGGAATGTACGACAGGAACGCCAGTTACGGAGATGCCGCTCCGAAACATAATATGAGAAAGAGAAAGGCAAGGATAAGAAAACATGCCGGGTAAATGCTGTAAGGGAAAAGGACTGCCTGATAAGCCGGGCGTTAAAGTCAAAGGCAGAGGCAAAGTGACGAAAATAAGAACAATACACCCGCCGGGCAGACCGGACAAATATATCCATGTTCGGGTAATGTCTAAAGAGGGTCCGCAAGGCGGAACAACCTTAGCCAGTGGAGTACAAACCAAGAAAGAAACAAACATACCCGCCAGAAGAAAGCTTGGTCGGGTTATTAAACGAAACAGACGCTAAAACAAAGGAGAAATTAAGATGTCAAACCCAAATGAGATTATCAAAAAGTACGACGAAATGATGAACGCAGAGTGCGTCGATGATTATGAAGAAAAAGAAAGGGAACTGCTTAGCGAAGCGATCGATGCTCTAAGAGAATATGTTAAAACAGAAAAAGAACAAGCCCCAATGACCGAAGAAGAAATTATGAAGCCAGTCGATTTCAAAGACGGCTGTTTTGGGATGCGCGGCGACATCGAACTGTTGAAATCTAAAGTGCTTAACTGGATGATACACCCGGAATTTGATTTTGTTCTCTCTGAGCAAGGCCCACCTATGACAGAGCCACGAAGTGTATTTACGAATCATAGCGAAATGAAGGCGAACCTAATATTGGCCTACCGTCACCTTGAGGACGCACGGATGCGTATCGGTAAATCTATCCAAGCTTACGATGGCGGTAAGTCCTGTTATCCAAAATAAACGAAAGGAATAATAATGGCAACAATTAAGAAGGTATTTGCGACGGTCGCTACTTTAGTGGAAACCGCTGCCTACGGTGGATCTGCCGTTGTTATTGCGGCCGACCAGAAATACGATTACACCGGCGATATCGACCACGAAACGGGCGGATACTACGGTTCGCATGTAACGATAGAATTCAGAGGCTCGAACGATAAGGACGATCTCGTTTTAGATGTATTCGCTTCGCTGGACGGCAGCGCCTACGATACGGAACCTTTCAAGCATCAGGTAATCAAGAATACCGGAAAGCCTCAGCAGCTTTCTATGATAGTAAAGGACGTGGCGCACTTCCGGTTCGGCCTGAAAAGCTCCGATACCAATACCACGTTCGAGTATCAGATTACGTATCAGTCGTGGAACCAGAGCAATGCTTAACAATTAAACCAAGATTAAGGAACTTATAACAGAATACGCCAAAAGATACAGGCACAGGCGGAGTCATGCCCGCCGAGTGCTGTCCCACGAAGCCTGGACAGAGGCCATCGGGTAAAACCGGTGGCCTTTTCTTTTGGCAAAAAAAAGGAGCAGAAACATGGACGAAGAAAAAGACCAGACCCAGGAAACTAAAGATCAACAGACCGTCGACGTAGAGACGAAAGAAGATGATACCTCTACTAAGGCGGCCGTTAAAACGAGCGAGAAATTCGATGAGTTGATCGATACCGAGGACGTTGAGGAAACTCCGTCCGGTGAAGATGACGAATCGAAAACCTCGAAACCGGACAAATCGACGGAAAAAACCGAAGATGAGACCGGTTCGGAAAAGAAAGGCGGCGAAGACGAAGTTGCCGGCGAATCGAAGGTCAGTAAGGAACTCGAAAAGAGGGCCATCGATCTCGGTTTGACCGAAGAGGAAGTGTTTCGATTCGAGAGCGATACCGAACTCGAACGCACTATCAATATTATCGAGTCCATCGCCTCCGAAGAAGATGAGACGAAGGCAGTTTCTCAAGCTGCCGCTCAAACCGCCGAGTCGAAAGACGAGGAAGGTAAAGAAGACTTCAAGTTCGAGTTTGCGAACGAAGATAATATCGACCCGGAGCTTTTGAATAATATCAAGGCTCTGGAGAAGCATTATCAGGATGAAGTCAAATCATTGCGAAAAGATGTCGCCGAAATGAAGACCGGCGTTCAGCAGGAAGAACAGAACAGATTTATAAAACGGTTCGACGGTATGGTGGAAAATCTCGGACTTGAGTTTGCTGATATATTTGGAAAAGGTTCACTCAACGATCTTAGTAAAAGGTCGAGCGCATGGAAGTCACGCGATAAAGTGCGCGGCCGGATGTACGCCTTTGCCAAAGGTCTTGCGGAGTCCGGTGAAAACATACCTGATGAGCAGCAACTGTTCGACCTGGCTATCAGCAGTCTTCACGGCAAGAAAGTCAAAGCAGTTGAAGGTTTGAGGTCAAGTAAAAAGAACGCCACATACGCTAAAGGAGCGCATGTCGGCAGGGCCGCAACGAAAAGAACCGGCTCGATGACGGGCCATCAAAGGGCCGTCGAAACAAGTAAGAAATTCGACGACCTGATAGATACTACTGAAGATTAGCCTTTCACAGAGCCGGATATAGTGGAAGGAATTTAATATGGCACATTTAACAGATCAGATGATAGCCGATATGCTGACTACCACCCTGCACGATCTCGGCAGGGGCAGGTTCTATCAGATAGCACAGGAGCTGGTGGAATACCTGGTATTACCACGTTTACTCCGCAAAGAGCGCATCAGGATACAGACCAGCGGTATCGGTATAAAAGAGACACTTATGACCGGAACGGGCGGATCGGCGCGATGGGTCGGGTTGGCAGAGGAAGATGTTGTCAATTACAGCGACATCCTCGATCAGCTTACCGTCGTGTGGTGCCGTCTTACCGACAACATGGGGTGGGAGCGAAGAATGCTCCTTGAGAACAGGGGCGAAGCGCGTATCAACAACGTCATTAAGCCGCAAAGAGTGGCTATGATGCTGAGGATAGCCGACGCCCTCGAAGAAGGATACTTCGCCGCCCCCGATGCTACGGACACAAAGAAGCCCTGGGGTCTCAAATACTGGATAGTCAAGAACTCGACTACCGGATTCAACGGCGGCCTGCCCACCGGATTCTCTACGGTCGGCGGCGTGAGCCTTACGGATTCACCGACGTTCAAGAACTATACGTTCCAGTATACCAATATAACCAAGACCGATGTTATTGATAAAATGAGGACCGCCCACAGGAAAACCAAGTGGCGCAGTCCTTATAAAACATCCGAAATGGTTTCGGAGTTCGGCGACCGCAGGCAAATCTTCATGAACGAAGCTACCATCAAAGAGTTCGAGAATGTCGGCGAGGCCCAGAACGAGAACCTCGGCCGTGACGTCGCCTCGATGGACGATCGGATCGTCTTCAAGAAACACCCGCTTATCTACGTTCCTTACCTGGATGACGATACCACGAACCCCATCTATATGAATGATACGGACACTATGGTGCCGTTCATTCTGAAGGGCGACTACCTTCGCGAATCGGACGCCGAAAAAGCGCCGTTGCAGCACAACGTCTATAAGGTCGACGTCGATTTGTCGATCAACTTCGTGTGTCCCAACAGAAGGGCGAACGTAGTCGGTTACAAGTAACAGACGGTCATAAAAGTTTAGTTATGACTTAACTACAAATATTAACCTGTTTAGGAGTTTAGTAAAATGGACAGGAACTTGGTAAAACATTTTAATCAGGCGCCGATGTTCAAGCGCCGCTTATGGTTTCCAAGCAGTACGGCGATCCGCAAGGGTATGGGTCTCTGTTATGACCTGGATGTTGCCGGTACCGGCACGGGTGAACTCGCGACGGACGGATGGGGACGCAGGGGAAACTCTGTTGCAGTTCCCGATACTACCAATAATCTCGCCTTCGCCGGAGTTTCTTCGCAGTATTACAAGGCCAAGGCCAACGGTCAGATGATCGACATTTACGAGCCGGGCGGACTGGCGGAAGTGGCGGTCGGGCTTCCGACTTCTCTTCTTATTACCGCTCAGACACCGCTTACCTGTTCGGTCAATCCAGCCGATGCCGGGAGGTTCACCTTTCAGGGACTTCCCGGTAGAGGGACCGCAATACCTTTGCAGACTAAGGCCGCGGCCACGGGCGGCGATATTACTTTCGCCTCAACCGATGGGACTGCGTCAAGTGCGTGGAGCTCGCCTTCCCTGACTATTACCAAAACGGGGATAGGTACGGCCTGCGGATACGGTGACGATGATATCGATCCGACCGAGTTCGTAGTTGTGATACTCGGTGGAGCCGACAATGCGACCGGCGGCGATGCTACTACCGGTGAAATGGCAACGAAAGGCGAGTATCCCGTTGTGACCGCTCCTTCAGCCGATACGGTCACAATCGCCACGGACATCGGCGATTGTAAGATCACCCTCTATGTCATTAAGAACACGTATCCGACCGTTCTTTGCTATCTTATGGATGGCGAGGAAAGCGGATTGCAGGAAACGATTTCACCACGTGATGCTCTTGCCGCTCAGTCTATGGTTGGTGGGTCTTCGTTCCTTTGCTGGGGATACACGGTGACAGCCGATTCATCGGCCACCCTCGCTGCCGGACTGAGAAACGGTCAGAGGAAATTGTTCGGCTGCCTTGGCACATCGGGCGGTCAGGACTGGGTTCTCACTATTGCCAGTGGTATTGATCATGTCGATGGCGGCAATTGCGCTTCGATAACATTCGATACGG